TCTTGCTTTATGTCACGAATGGCTTCTTTGAAATCATCTTTGCGCACATAAACCTCGGGCAGGTCGCGCTCGATTTGACGAATGTCAGTCTTCAGGTCTTTGATTGCGTCCCAGATCACCTTGAGCACCCACCCTCCTAAAAAACCGCAAACACCCACCACCCAGTTGAACAGCGTCTGGTCCATCTCGTCATCCTTTTTTTATGGCTGTTCGTCAGGGACCGCGTCCCAGGCTTGAGTTGATTCATTCCATGCATAACGGCCACCGTCAGTTGGGTACGGTACAGGCGCGTTCCACAAGCATGTGTCTTCATTCAGCACCCACGATGCATACGGCTTTGGCGGAATGAATGCATCACGCGTCGCGTCGTATGAGTAGCCAATGCCAGCGTAGTTCTTGCGCAGTGGAGTGCCACCGTTTGCGTGAACCCCGCCGTGTGTGTTGTATGAGGTTTGAATCCATTGACCAGGACTAGAGTCCACAAAGGTGTCAAAGAATTCTTGCTCGGCGACGATGACTTGCTCGACGATGCCGTTGTTTACTTTTGCAAAATGTGCCATGAATTTCTCCTAATTAAATTGGGTAACGAATGATGACGATTCCAGAGCCGCCATTTCCGGCATTTGTTCCGGTAGCCCCTGATCGCGCAGAAGAAGCGCCACCGCCACCGCCAGTATTCCCAGTTGCGTTCGTACCATTACCTGTATATGCACCAGCACCACCACCGCCAAGCCCGCCTTGACCACCAGAACTAGAAGATGTTGCAGAGGCTCCACCGCCACCTCCTCCAGCATAGTATGTAGAAGTTCCACTAATATTGTATTGGCGACCATCGCCGCCAACACCCATTCCTGATCCATTCCCAACACCACCTACAGCGCCAGCGCCACCACCACCACCACCGGCACCAGGATATCCAGTTGGACTTCCTTGGCCACCGCCAAAACCATAACCAGTTGCGCCTCCGGTATTTCCTTGGTTTGTAGATCCTGGAGTGTTACCAGCATCTGATCCGCCACCGCTTCCGCCAGCAGATCCGGGTTGGTGACCTGAACCGTTGTAATAACCGCCAAAACCGCCGCCATTTGAAGTAATGGTGTCAAAAACAGAATTACCTCCGACACCACCAGCCGCTCCACTAACTCCACCAGCACCACCTGCGCCAATTGTTACACCGTATGTTCCGGAAGTAATTGCTCTACCTCCATGATAAGAAAGACCGCCAGCGCCACCTCCACCAGGACCATATCCATCAGATATGTGATCGCCGCCACCACCACCTCCAGCAACAACCATCACATCTGCGCTTGCGCTAAATCCACTTGGAACAACAAAAGAACCAGTCGTATTAAATGTGTGAATTCGATATGAGCCAGATGTTGTGATCGTGCCGCCAGTTGGCAATGCTTGAACAGTTTTTGTAATTCCGTTTGTGCTTAATGTTCCGTCACTGTTTAAAACTTTAACTTCAATAGAATCGCCAGCAGTCTGGCCATAAACAGCCGCAGGCACTGCAACAGTTGCAGATCCAGCAGTCACAGTGACGCCTGTTACATCAGCAACAGTTGAGCCGCCTTCAAGAAATCGAACAGTAATTGTGCTTGTAAAGTTTTGACCAGCAATCACAAGGTTTGATGCCGCGCCTGCGTAGATCGTGCCAGTCACGCTTGAGATAAACGGACGCGTCACAGCATTCCAGTTTGTGCCGTCGTACACCTCAACCGAGCCGGTGTCAGTGTTAAGCCGTGTCCAACCAAGACCAGCAGACGCTGGCCGTTCGGCAGTAGTACCAGCAGGCATGTCAAAAGCGCCGGTGTACCCAGCACTTGTGTCCTGCCCCATTCTTGCCATGTTTCGTGCTTTGCTCATATCGATTCCTTATGCCGTGAATGTGCCGGACGAAGTAAAGGTGTGGTAGGTGTAGCCGCCGGATGATGTCACTGTTCCGCCTGTGCCGCGCTGTGCGCCGAGGTAGCGAATGATTACAACGCCAGAACCTCCAGCGCCACCATTTGTCGTTGCAGAATTATTAGATCCTCCACCGCCGCCGCCGCCGCCAGTATTAGCAGTTCCAGAAACGCCATTACCAGGACCGCCTGTGTTGGTCCCGTAGCCGCCACGACCACCCCCTCCGTTACCACCAGATGAGGCAACAGTGCCAACATAATTTCCGCCGCCACCACCACCAGCATAAAAAGTTCCAAGAGACTTCCAATTTAAACCGACACCACCATTTGTTGCTTCTGCGCTTACAACATTTGTGCCTGCCGCGCCAGCGCCACCACCACCAGCACCAGTTCCATTTGATGAATTTCCTGCGCCACCTGCGTTTCCTTGCCCTGATGTGCCAGCACCGGCAGAACCACCGTCATATGTTCCCCCTCCACCAGACCCACCAGATATGCCGCTTGGGACTCCGTTGTGCCCACCACCGCCACCACCAATTGCAACTGCAAGGGTAGACAAAGAAGAGTCAGATCCGTTAAATCCGCGCTGACCACCAGTGCCACCATTTCCGCCAGCGCCAATTGTTATAGAGTAAGAGCCACCAACGCTTGCAAGTAGAGTGTCTGCAAGGTATCCACCCGCACCACCGCCTCCTGCCGCATATGAACCTCCAGCACCGCCACCACCACCGCCGCCACCAACAACAAGATATTCGGTTGAATAACTTATTCCTTGGCTAAAAGGCTTCCATGCAGAACTGCTTGCGTCATACCACTCAGGAATTCCTGTTGAAGTATTTGCTCTAATCATTCCAAAGGCTGGAGAACCAGGACGCTCTGCCGTAGTTCCAGCAGGTAAATCAAAATAACCAGTGCTGGTATTGTTTTGATCCGACACAGCAGTTGGAGTGACAGCCACAGTTTTAAATGTGTTGTCACCAGCAAGGAATGTTGATCCGTTGCGCGTGCCAGTTGCATTCAGTTTGCTGATGTTGGTTGTGTTGTCGATCAAACCAGAGCCGTTAAAACTGGCCACATTAAATGTGCCAAACGCAACAATGTTCAGTTCGTCGTTTAGCGCGGCGCCAGAAGCCAACACAACACTTGTTCCGCTTGACGCAGTAAAGTCTGTGCTATCAAGACGAACACCGTTCAAATAAATGTCAGCAAAGCCAGCGTCGTATGTCAGAGTGTTGCCATTGCTGTCAACCCCAGAGAAAGTCGTTTGGCCAGCAGTTGCAATGTATCGATAGCGTTGGCTTGTGCCGTTGACGCTCGAGCCAGCAGGAACCCAGCCAGTGCTTGCACGCACAAACATTGCATTGCTTGTGCTGTTGAAATATAGGTCGCCAACCTGTAGCGCACTGCCATTATTACGAAGTGTAGGAGGGCTTGCCTTTGCGCCCTGGTAAGTGTCTGCATAATCGTTAATGCTAGACACATTGGCGGCAACAGTTGGGATGTCAGATGCAACAGTTGCCACAGCAGTAACATCAGCAGAAATTCCTGCAACAGTCGTCACATTGGCCGCTACACCAGCAACCGTGGTCACATTGGCGGAAATGCCCGCAACAGTTGTGACATTGGCGCTCACGCCTGCAACGGTAGTTACATTGGGCGCAATGCCTGCGACAGTGTTTACATTGCCTGCAACGCCTGCAACGGTCGATACATCAGCGATGTTGGTGCCTACGGTATTGACGCTTGCAATGTTGTTTGCAACGACATCGATCTCGCTGGTCGGCTCGTTCAAGTCATTGGCAACAGTCGTGATTGCGGCGATGTTTGTCGCGGCAGTATTGATGTTTGTTGAGTTTGTCGCAACAGCATTGATGTTGGTGCTATTACCAGCCACAGCATTGATGTTTGTTGAGTTCCCTGCAACAGAGTTTACATTCGCAATGTTTGTTGCGGTCGTGTTCACATTGGCGATGTTGGTCGCCACAGTGGTGATGTTTGCGCTGTTGCCTGCGGCAGTAGTTACGCTGGCAATGTTGGCGCCAACGATATTTACATCTGCAATGTTTGTAGCCACCGTCTCGATTTCAGAAACAGGCTCATTAAGGTCATTGGCCACAGTAGTAACTGCGGCAATATCAGTAGCAACAGTCGCCACGCTGGCGCTATTGGTGGCCACGGTCGTGACATTGGCAGAAATGCCAGCCACTGTGGTCACATTGCCAGAGATACCGGCCACGGTATTCACATTGGCTATGTTTGTTCCAACTGTGTTTACATTGGTGATGTTGGTTGCAACAGTTTCAATCTCAGACACTGGCTCGTTAAGATCAGCCGCAACGGTATTAACAGATGCGATGTTTGTGCCAACGGCAGTCACACTGGCAGACACCCCGGCAACTGTATTGACATTGCCAATATTGGTCGCAACGGTGTTGACATTTGCAATGCTACCGGCAACAGTGTTAATTGACGCAATGTTTACTGCATCTGTATCTAGGTTGTCAGCACTATCAGCCAGTCGAACAATGTCGGCTACCAGCGATTCAGCATCAGCGGCGCTCGTGATTGGCAACAGTGCCGCACGGTCCACAGAAGTTTGAAGTTGTTGGATCTGAATCGTTGCACGGTCCAGGGCGTCGGTGATCACCTCAGGGTAGAAGCCGCCCTGGTTTGTCAGGTCGGTCGGCTGAAGGTTTTCAATATCCGATGTAATAACCAGGTTGAAGCCAGCCGCCAAAGCGCCAGCAGTCAGCGTGATTGTGCCGCCTGGGTTTGAGTTTTGGTCTTCGTTAACTACGGCAGTGAAGTTTGTGCCGAGCGTCAGCACCGTTTCCACATTGGTGGCGACGGTGAGTCTCACGACTTCCAGGTCAGACGCCTGGAAGACCTTGAATGTATAAGGGAAAGTTGCGGCTGTTCCGTTACCAATGAACGGACCGGCTTTCCGGCTATTTGAACTTATGGTCATGGACGGAACTCCTGGACGATTGTGAAGAGACTAAGCATTGTGGATGTGGATACGGGTACCTTACTGTCTTGACGATTCGCTTGCTTTGCCTGTTGCCAGGCCGCGAATGTAGTCAACATCAGAGGTTGGTTTAATTTTTCCGCGCTCGACATCGATGGCATAACCAATCGGTCTGCCAAGCACGGTGACAGGGATGCCGGTAGCCAAACTGATCATCGTCAAGATGTCGCGAACATTCTTGCCGGTGACCTCTTTGTCAGGGTCGGCGATGTTGATGCCAGCCTTTACCACGCCAACCGTCGCGCCCTCGAGCGTTGAGACAGATGGGCTGGTGGTCATGCGGTCATCGTATGGCTTATTGTTAAACGCGTTGAACGGCACGGTTGCGGCAGTACCAAACGGCACCAGGGCTACAGCACCACGCAATTGAGAACCGAAGAACCAGGACATGAAGACATCCATGTAGCCGTCGTCATCATCGTCGTCCCAGCCGCCGCCAAGCGACCGAACGATTGCGTCAGCGGCCAGCATTGGCAAACCAAACCCAAGCAGGTAAGTCATGAACAGTTTGCCTTTGTTGCCACGCCATCCAAGGTCACGGAAGATCTTGATGTATTCGTTGGCATTCAGGTTGGCGATCATGTTGAAGTAGCCAGAGAACTGAATCAGCGTCTTGTAGAACGGCGATCCAACCTCAAACGCGGACAAGTCTTCAGGCTGTAGGCTGGACTGCGTCATGCGCACTGCGGCGTCTGCACGCTTGATTGCCTCTTTGCTTGCGGCCT